AACTGCTGTGTCAGCGGAGAAGTCCACAATCTCAGGGACAATCTCGTAGTTGACCGTCAGCAACGGACGCAGGGAAGTGGTCGCGTACTCCTTTGAGTATGCGGTTTCGTTTGCTCCGCTTGGTGCGCTCGTTACCACCAAGGCCAGACCGTAGAAGTTAGGCACAGTGACCAAAGAGGAAACATCTAGAGTCTGAGCACCACCTGTATTCGCTACCGCGACAGTCGTAGCACCTAGGGTTGGTGCAACACCGGCAGTTACCGGCGCTGTGATTGCCTGTAGTCCCAAAACTGGTGCTGCGCCGCTTCGCGTCATGCCAAGCCTGAACGTCACTCCGCGTAGACCGCTGTTGGTGACCTCTCCCGGCAGGCTAAACAGGAAGTAAGCCTTGTCGCCAATAGAGTCAAAGAGCATTTCAGGAGTGTTGGACTCCGTACCGCTAGAGCGTAGGTAGTCGCTCGTCGGTGATAGCGCTGATGTGTAGACGTACTGAGCATCAACTGTTGCCTCATAAGCAGCAGAGGACGTTGCAGCCGTGTCTGCGTCAACTACAGCGTCAGTCTTTGGACCTACGTAGGCAGGCTCTACTGCTGCTGTGCTCGTGGTGACAGTCGGCGCATCAAAGGTGACAGCCACGCTATCAACAGCGTTGTAGTGCGCCAAGATGCGGGTCTCAGATAGCGCAGACGGGTATACAGCAAATTCGTCAATCTTGTGGTCGGCAATAGTGTAAGGGCCATATGCGCCGACATAGATAGAAGGGCTTGCAAAGGCAGTACTCTTGAAGGAGTGCGTGTAATCGATATCCTTCACGCCGTCCACGTAGACAACAATGCTGCTGCCAGTGAAGATTGCAGCAATGTGGTGCCAGTTGCCATCATCCATTACGGCGGTGCCCCTGCTTGTGCCTGAACTATAACTAGAACCGTCGAGAGTTGCCTCTGCCTTGATGTTGCTACCGGCTGTCTTTAGGTCAAGGTAGTTTGCGCCAGTACCCCTGAAACGCATGATTCCATAGGCGTTTAGAACAGTGGTCTTTAGCCACATTTCTACAGTTACACCGTCGTTCGATGTGCCAAAGGCATCCGTAGTTGCGCTGCTAAGGACGATTGGGGTGGTGCCAGCAAAGTTTGCTGCATTGCCGAACCTACCGGAAACGTAAGATGTCGGTGCACCGGATACGCTTGCTGATGCAGAACCCAAATTCGCTAGAGAGTCATTGAACCTGTAGTAGAGCCTTGGGCTGTCTGCTAGAACTTCTGATTGGTATGTCATATGAAAAAACCCACGGGGTCATGAGCAAATGCTCACGCTGCCGTGGGTAGTCCTCCTTCAAAGATGTAGTCAGGCGCAACCGCGCTGATGCTGTGGCTGCCCTGAGAGATGACGCGCAAAGTAGAGGTAGAGACAACCGGTGTCTGTACCTTTGCTGTGACGATAGGAAGTGCTGTTACCTCTACGTCGGTGCTTTGGACTGCTACCTGCGCAGTCTCTACCTCTACTAGTGCGTTCATAATGTTTGAATGCGGGGCGCCAGAACTATGGACCCGAGCGCCCCGCAAGCCTTTCTGTTTGCCTATCAGGCTGCTGTTGCGGAGAAGATTCCGTCAGTACCCCAGCGGACGATGAAGTCACCGTTGCTGGATGCACGGTCAGTCGTGAAGTCGAAGTAAGCAATCAAAGGCTTGGTAGCGTTTGTTGCCGGGCTGTCGTCATACACAACTGCGTAACGTGCAGTGATGCTGGATGCGGACCATGTAACGTCCGAAGCATCGAACTTAACCGTGTTCGTCGCAGCGTCATAGGTAACGGTCTTGCTAGCAAGAGCCTGACCACCAGCGGTGTAGCCGGTACCAGTCACCTCGTTTGCTACAACGTCGTCAAGGTAGTCGTGCGTATCCTGATTAGGGGAGTACGCAGACGTTAGAAGCATGACCTTGACGGTATCGCTGTCGAAGTCAATTTCCTTGTTGAACGCTGCCTTTAGTGCGTTTCCATATACCTTAGAAGCCATTTAGAATCACGCAACCTTCTCTAGAACGCGGAAAGCGTCAGCGGTTGCGGGAGCGAATGCACGACGTGCGCGCATCTTCAACTCACGCTCGTCGTACTCCCAGCGGTGGTCAGCCATTGCGGACTCAACACCGTCACGAACACCTAGGATAAGGTGGTCAGCGTTACCGACAATCAAGAGCGGGTTACCGGTCGGCTTGTCAGTAGCGGTTGCGGAGGTACGCGCACCGTTGGAGAACACTAGGTTGTATCCAAAGATGGTGGGGATGCCTGCGCCTAGTGGCTCAGAGACAACACGGTCACCGGCTGCGTCCTTTAGGTTACGTAGAACACCCTTGAAAGAGGTGTGTGCGACAACGACAAGGTTGCCGTTGTAGTCGCCTTCCTCTAGGGATGCGAACGTCTCGTTAAGGTCCTCATACGTAAGCGCACGAGGTCCAGCAGCACCGTCGTCAATCGAAGTAACACCGTCGCCGTTGGCGACTGCGTTGTAGACAGACGTGAACGGAACAGAAGTGCCCGGTCCAGTCTCATCGGCGGTTACACCGAATACGGAGTTGTCCAACTCCTTTGCAAAGGCAGATGCCCAATGCAACTTGTAAGCGTTAACTGCATCAACTACAGCGTCACGCTCGTCCTCTACTGCGATGGTGAAGCGGTTTGCCCACTTGTTTGCCTCTAGAAGAACAGAGTCCAACTCTGCCTCTGCCTGAGGGATAAGAGCACCCTTTGCTACGATGTCAACACCGTCAGCGCTGAAACGCGGTACGCGAACAGCGTTAGAGGTCATGGTTACCTTACGGGCAACCTGCTCAGCAGCGGAAGTCTCAAGAATCTTAGTAATGACGTCACTGGATGCGTCTTCACGAATCCAACCAGCAACGTCCAAATCTGTACGTGCCATTTTTATATTCCTTCTTTCTTAGTTTAGTGTGTGATTGGCTCTCCAATCTGTTGTCCAACAGGGGAGTGCGAACCACACCCTTTCGTCCGAAAGAAATGCGGTTCTGTACTCCACCTATTGTATTCGATATGTACTGTTAATGCATAATCTTGTTAATATTAACCAAACATTGCGTCTACTTGGCGGTCAGTAAGAGACTTCTGCACGTTGGCAGGCTTCTCTTCATGAATATCTACTGACTGCCTACCGGCGCGGCGCTTGGTATCAAACAACTCCGGGAAGTCTGTCTTGACCTCGCCCAACTTGTCGTCAAGACCAGTGAGAGCGTCGTCCTCACCAAAGTCGATATCGTCTAGAGACATGTACTTCAAGATGCGGTCTGCATCCTTGATGCCCTCGTTCTCCAAAGCAGACTTCACAGCCTGCTTGACAGCACGGTCCTTCCACTTAGATAGGTTCTCGTCGGAACCCATCTCGCGTAGTCCGTCCAACTCGCTCTGCGCTGCCTTTAGGTCACTACGCATAGCGTTCAGGTCATCGAATGCCTTGTAGTGCGCCGCAATGAACTTCTCAAAGTCCTCAATCTCGTCTGCGCTTGTAATTCTCTCAGCCATTAGTTCACGTTCCTCTCATCGTTGTTTGTTTCAACACGTACCGCGCGGTCTGTGCTGGTGTTGGAGCGTTCGTATCCGGCAACCATGCCTAGTTCACGCTCCTGCTTTGCCTCTTCAATCACGCGGGCAATGACCTCTTCGTCGTATCCCTGCTCACGCATTACCTGCTGCAAGGAAAGACCCTCGTTGCGCTTCTTTAGAGCGGCGTCTAGGCGCTCCAATTCATCAAGTGACTCAACCTCTACCCACTTGACCTGAACGTCCTCAATAAGACCGTTGACCTTCAAGACGAACCTGAATAGGTCGCGCCATGCCTGACCAAAGGAGACCTTGCGGTCGGCTACCTTCTTGATGAGCGGTGCCTCAGCGACACGTAGAGCCTCACCAGACGGGACGTTGCCTGTCTTTTCGAAGTAGTGCAGCGGAGTGTTCGTCAAGGAAGCCATGGAGCGCACGGTGTCCTTGATGGGAGTCCAGAAGACGGCAGGGTCGGCAGGCTTGAACTCGCCAACGCTGTCTACGCCCTTCATGTACCAGACCTCGCCCGGTCCATTGCGTAGAGCGCCGATGTTCTCGCGGTCGGTGTCGCCCTCGTTGAAGTCCTCAATCTCAGAAGAGGACTCAACCTTGGATAGCGCGTAACGCTGCGGCGCACCCTGATAGTCAGCCGTAATCATGGACTGGATGAACTGCTTGTTGATGTAGTTCTGTGCGTCGTATGCGTCGGCGTGCTCCGGGCGTCCTAGCGGGCGCATGGTGCGGAAGTGGAATACCGGCACCTCACCAAAGGGGTTCTCTACGGACTCCGTTAGCGTCCACTGGACAGCCTCAGTTACGTCCTTACCCTTGGTGAAGTACTTGTCTACCTTGTCGGGACCGTAGATGTTCATACGGGTTCCCTCTGAGGTCTCCCACAACTTAACCGCGTACATCTTGCGGCGCGGGTGCTCCGGGTCATAGACAACACTCGTCGTCAAAGGAGTGTTGTAGGACATCTCAATCTCGCCGTCCTCGTCCGGCCAGACCATGACGTAGCAATCTCCATAGACCAAGGTCCAACGGTGGACCTCGTTGGAGTCAAGGTGGAGTTCATTCAACTCCCACGTCTTACCGATTACCTCTGTACCGGCGTCAGACATACCTAGGATTGCTGAAATCTCTAGACGGTTCTGTACCGCGTCAACTACCGGACGGCAGAAGTTAAGCCTTGATGTGTAGCCTGTCTTGCGCATTGCACGGCGTAGGCCAGCCGTGGCGAATACCTCCGGTACGGAACCCTCGTAGTATGCACCTGCCTCTTCGTAATTGTCCCTGCGGTCTGTGACCGCTAGAACTGCTTCCTTCATCTGTACCATAATTGTGTGTTAGCCCTCTCAGGCAACCTCCCTATACTTGAATTGGTGTGCAGAAATCTTCCTGCCTCTTTGGTTGAAATACAGAACACCAG